CTTGTGAATCATAATTCTTAAATGGAAGAACATTAAATGCTTCTGGATCGAGAAATATATCGGAAAGGCCTTGTAATGCCATATCTTCGCCTCCAGTTCCACCAGCAATACGTGTGCCAAAATGAATACCACCTAAAGCAACTAAAGCATCAGCTTTAATTCAAGATTCTGCTAATTTTGGATTAGATCCAGCTTCTTCAAAGAATAATCTATCTACACGTTCACCTCTAATTTTATCAGATGTATCTGCTACAACGGCTCTTACTTGTGAACCTCATCCAAATTCTATACCGTCTTTTGTAAGTTTAGAAGCACGTTTAGCATCGTTATTATTGATGACTTGTCGGACATGTCGCATACCGCCTTGTGTATTAGCGTTGAGTCAATCCATTTGCTTCCAACATTTATTTTTAAGAGGCGCAAGTTTACCATCAGCAGCACATGTAAGAAGTACATTATAACCTTGATTTGTTGTATAAGGTCTTACAGATAGTGCTGCAATAACCTCACTAAATCCAACACCACGAGCTTTTAGAATACAAACGTCTTTATGAAGTTTTTCAGCCATTTCCAAATAATGGAAGAATTCGTATTGTTTAGATAAAAATCCAGGAAACGATTCTCTACGTCCAGATCCAGCAACGTTTCCTTCCAATACCGTCTGCATTCTGTAATAATTTAAAAAGAAATAATGGTCACCTGTGATTCTATATTTACCAACAACATAACCTTCTTGGCAACGTCTATATTCTTCTTTTCAAAACTCTAAATAAGGTTTTGTACCTTGTGGAAATTCGGTATATTTTCCAGATGTTTCGTACTTCACAGCACGGTCTCTAAATGGAGCAATTTCAAAATCCAATCCCTGCTCCATGGTAATTGGTCTATACCCAGTTATTTCGTAAGACAGTTCTGGGTCAAAGTATTTGATTTCTTCATCCATAGGTACATCCCATTCAGCATTTTTTCGTCTATGGTGAACTCAGATCTGATCTTTCTGTTCTTCAAGAACGGAAGTATCTACAAATTCCAATTTCTTTTTCTTCTCCTCGAATAACTGTCTTATTAAATCTTCTTCATAGTTTTCAGTAAACTTTGGCATCTTTTTCCTTTTTTCATTAGGAAACTCTAAGCCATATCTACTTTTACTTTCCTTATTAACACTCTTAGCCATATTATTCCTTATAAGTTATATGTTTAATCAAATGCTCCAAGAGAAACGTCTCCACGAACCTTTGATTCAGCTGCAAGATCTGTTTTATGTTGCATTTCAAGTTCTTGTAACTGTGTTCTCATCTTACTTATCTCTCCAATAGAAGCCAACACATCTTTTGCTTTATGTATTGGCTTCCCTTCAATGTCAACTTCGCTGAAATCAATATTATCCAAATAAACTTGGAATTTGTATAGTGTTCGATACGCAACCTTAATAGAAGTTAAGATTGGATCAGCATCTTGAAGTTCTTCATATTTCTGATAAGCTGCAACAAAATCTGGATCTTGAAGATCTTTTTCAGTTAGTCCAGAATCTACTAATGCTGCTTCTTGCCTATCTTTTATTGGAGATTTAAAATAAGGTGATTTAAAATCGAGAACCAAATAGATATATGTAAACTCTTTAAAAGCTTTAAGTCTTTTCTCACCTTTCTTATCTTCTTTACATATGTTTCTTTCTGGTTCTCAAAGTTTTGCAAATTCTTTAATTAATAAAATGGAATAATCGTCTATTTGAAGAGTGTTTGTCGCATTATCAAATATAAAGATTTGCATATATTATTTCTTAACTTTCTTTCCGCATTTAGCGAGTTTGATTCCTTCTTTTGATTTAACTTTACCACCACATTTGTGTAAAAGTATACCATCACGCATTGCACCAAGTCCTGCATTCCATCCAGCTTGCACTTGTTCTGCTGTTAAAAGTCTAGGAGATGGTTTCAGAGCATTAACTACAAATCTTCCAGCTGTAGGAGCATAATTAATTGCTGCAGGAATACCTAATGCCGCAGCTGCACCAGCAACCGTAGTAATTGCTGAATTTTTTGCAGCTTGTCTTTGTCCTTGACGATATGCTTCAGACGTTCTATCAATGTTTTTAAAGTTAGGATCAAATCCTCAAGCTCTTACATCTTCATCTGCACCTGTTGTACTCATGTATCTTTCATATTCTCCAGCTTTTCTGTTAAGATTTTCTTGATTAACTTGTTCATTAGTCTTTTGATTAGGAAATTCTTTAGAGATAAGTGGCATTTGTCCTCATAATGGAAGAATGGTTGTTTTAGATGATTCTACAGGAGTGTTTACTGTGAGCGGACCAACGTCTATAGAGCCTTTATTTGAAGACTTAGATTTACCAGAAGTACGTCTTGGTACATTCATTTTAGTTGCTTGAAGATTATCTGGTATCAGATTTATAGTAGTATCTGAAACTTCAACAGGAAGCTCAGATATTGTAAAATTCTCATCTAATACTGGAGTTTTTGCCATGTTTGCAACAATATCTGCGTTTCCTAAACCAGCATTTCTTAAGTTTCTATAGGCAAGCCTTGCTTGCGAACGATTTTCATAATTATTATTAGCCATGATGGCGTCTAAGGCATTTCTTCTTTTCATTTGCCCGCCTTCCTGTTTTGTTTCTGCAGCAAATGTTTTTCGTCTAGCTGATTCCAACTCATTTAATAATTCTGGAGTAGGTCTTTGTGCAGCAATACCTAATCTTTGAAGAGGTCTTGCAAAAATTCCAATTGCGTTTTCTAATCTTGGCTTTTCAGAATAAGTTCTTCTTCCTAAATTGTCATGAACTTGATATATAGGTGCTTTTCCATCGACGTAATGTATAGACATTGCTTGTCCATTTCTAAAAGGATACCAATCAATTGTATCTCTTTGTGTAATAGTTCTTGAAGCACCTTCTGGAAGATCTCCACCCATATCCAATTTAATTCCACCACAACCACAATCTACATTCCCTCCTTTTCCAAATTTTGAAACAAGTTGTTGTAGTTTACCACCACATTTAAACA